AAACGGGCCTTTTGCTAAGTACGAAACGTGGCGCGAAGACACAATCGGGCGCAATTCAAATCAGTTGCTGGAGCGGGTTTTAGAAAACGGTGAGGCCCAAGCGTTTGTTTCTGCATACAACTTAAGCCCGCCAGAATCTCAAAGATTAGCAGACAAAGTTGGAATATGGTATTTCCCTCAAGCATCGTGGGTGTTGGTTGTTTGGGTTACCGAAGACTGCATAGACAATACCGAAAAGATACCGACTTATGTTGTGTACAAACTTCTTCAGGGTACTCCATACGGGGTGCAAAAAGAACTTTAAGGGATTTAAAAATGATTAGTTTACTTGGTTCACTGTTAGGTTTCGGCACGTCGTTCTTGCCAAAGGTCATGGATTACTTCCAAGACAAACAGGATAAGGCGCATGAGCTTCAGCTTATGGACAAACAACTGGAGCAGCAAATTCAGATCGGCAACCAGAAGCTAGACATGGTTCATGTGGAGGCTGACATACGTGAGACTGAGGCACTGCTTAAAAGTCAGACATCTCTCACGAAACAATCATCACAATGGATCACCGACTTAGCTGCTTCGGTGCGTCCGTTTATTACGTATCTTCTCTTTATAGAATTTATGGCGCTGACGTTGTTGCTGGCGTTCGGTTACATCGATAACGAGATGTATTCGCTTGTCTGGTCTGATGAGATCGTCGGCATTTGGGCTGCAGTAATTTCCTTTTGGTTTGGATCACGCACTTTTAATCGGAAGCAACAAACGTGAAAACAGGAGAAGTCGGCGTTGAAATCATTAAGAAATACGAAGGCTTTTCTGCCAAGCCGTACCTGTGCCCTGCTAATGTGCCTACCATTGGTTTTGGTAGCACTCGTTGGTTTGATGGCGCTAGGATTAGCATGGATAGCCGCACAATCAGTAGAGACGACGCTACGCGCTTGCTCCAGATGGAGTTGCACCACATTGAGTCGGCTGTTCCCCGGCTCATTAAAGCTCCGCTTACTCAAAACCAATTTGATGCGCTCGCGTCGTTCACCTTCAATTTAGGCTCGGGTCGTTTACAATCGTCCACTTTGCGGGCCAAAATAAATAGGCTAGACTACGAAGGCGCGGCGGATGAGTTTCCTAAATGGCGTAAAGCTGGCGGCAGAGTGCTCGCCGGATTGGTCCGACGTAGAGCAGAAGAACGTCGGCTATGGATGGATAATTCTCTATGAAGATAAAATACGATGCAGTAGAACATGAAAGTGGTATAATAGAACCTACGCACGAGATCGAGATAGTGTGTAATAGTTGTGGGTTTGATCTTGACGAATCTGAGCTTGATGCAGATACATGCTCTGATTGTGGAGCACCGCTAAATCTACGGCGTAGCGTGTCAATTCAAGTAACTTCCGTGCCGCTAGTCGGACGTACGGTGGAGTAACGTGTTATGTCGCTTAAAAAGTTAACGCTAAGGCCGGGGGTAAATCGGGAGAGAACGCGATATACTAGCGAGAACGGTTGGTATGAGTGCGACAAAGTACGATTTAGGCAGGGGTACCCAGAAAAAATTGGGGGGTGGCAAAGAATATCTGCAAACACGTTTCTAGGCGTTTGCCGGTCTCTACTATCGTGGGTTTCTTTAGGGGGAAACAACTTTGTAGGGGTAGGCACCAACTTAAAGTTTTATATAGAGCTAGGCGGGGTGTACTACGACGTAACACCGCTAAGGGCAACTACTACTAACGCCACCACATTTGCGGCTACTAACGGGTCTGCTACTATAACGGTAACGGACAATAGTCATGGCGCGTTTGCGGGCGATTTTGTTACGTTTAGTGGGGCTGCTTCCCTAGGCGGGAACATAACTGCGGATGTCCTTAATGCCGAGTACCAAATAGTCTCTACTCCTACCGCTAACACTTACACAATTACCGCTACAGCCACCGCGAATGGCTCAGATACTGGGAACGGCGGGGGGAGCGTAACTTCTGAATATCAAATACATGTAGGCGATGCAGTGTCTGTTCCGCTGACTGGTTGGGGTGCTGGTGGTTGGAACGTAGGTACATGGGGTAACGGAGGAACTACTCAAACCCCTCTACGTATTTGGAGTCAAGCAACCTTTGGGGAAGACCTTGTTTTTGGGGCTCGTGGAGGCAGTATCTACCTTTGGGACGCTGGGTCAACGATCACCCGCGCAGCCGCGCTAACCGGTACTGATGTGCCTACTATCCAGAACTACTTATTAGTTTCCGATACAAGTAGGTTTGTATTCGCGTTTGGGGCAAACACTATCGGCACTACTACGCAAGACCCTATGCTTATCCGGTGGTCAGACCAAGAAGACGCTACTAACTGGGCTCCATCTGCTACTAACCAAGCTGGTAGTTTGCGGCTTTCTAGAGGGGGCGAAATCGTAACCGCGCACCAATCTCGCCAAGAAGTACTAGTTTGGACCGACTCTTCCGTTTACTCTATGCAGTATTTAGGAGGGCAGGCAGTGTGGGGGGTCCAACTCGTAGGAGATAACATCTCTATAGTGTCGCAAAATAGTGTAGCGTACGCTAACGGTGTTTCTTTCTGGATGGGGAAAGACAAGTTTTACATGTATGATGGGCGCACACAGGCGCTTTTGTGTGATTTAAAACGCTTTATTTTCGACGATATAAACGAACTTCAGTACAGCCAAGTCTTCTCAGGAACTGTCGAAGAGTTCCATGAAGTGTGGTGGTTCTATTGCTCTACAGGTTCTAGCACCGTAGACCGCTATGTAGTGTATAACTACCAAGATAAAGTTTGGTACTACGGTAGCATGGCCCGCACAGCATGGCTGGACTCGGGCACTCGAAATAGTCCTATCGCAGCTACTTACAGTTCAAATATTGTAAACCACGAACTTGGAGTAGACGACGACGAGACCGGGACCCCTGCGGCAATAGACGCGTATATACTATCTTCTGAATTTGACATAGACGATGGGGATAAGTTCTCGTTTATATGGCGCGTCCTACCAGATATAACCTTCTCTGGCTCTACGGCAGATTCCCCTAACGCTACTATGACCTTATACCCGCTAAAAAATTCTGGGTCCGGGTACAGCGACCCTGCTTCAGTAGGAGGAGTAAGCTACGGAGCGGTAACTAGAACCGCTACCCTGCCGGTAGAGGAATACACAGGGCAGATTAATACTAGGGTTCGTGGTAGACAACTCGCCTTTAAAATATCATCTGCAGACCTTGGGGTGCAGTGGCAACTTGGGTCTCCTAGGATAGATATACGAGCGGATGGTAGGCGGTAATGGCTTCTTCCGAATTTACTATTGATTTTCGCGCCCCTGCGCTACCTCACCCCCTGCAAGAGTACGACCGGGCAGCGTCTGATCAATTTAACAATGTCCTTCGACTATACTTTAACCAGCTAGATGAGGCGTTGCGGGAGTCGGCGGCGGCGCACAATTCCTCAGAAGCGCTAATTTGGTTTATGAGCTAATGGCTAATACATACACAAACGCAAAAGTAGACTTAACTACGGCTGACGTAACTACGTTGTATACGTGCCCTACCCTTACGTCTGCGGTAATAAAATCTATATTGGTATCGAACGATTCTGGACACAACGACACTATAACCGTCACTATAACAAACGGATCGAGCGTTTATAGTTTATTTGAAGTAAAAGCTATTACGTCTAATACAACTGTTGAGCTTCTAACCGCGCCGCTAGTACTACAAGCAACTGAAATTCTTAAAGTTACCGCCGCTATAGCGGATAGACTGCATGTAGTAGCTAGTTTGCTAGAAGTGAGCTAAGGAGTTTATTGAAAGCCGCGTACAGGCGTGGTAGATTGCGGTTCCCTTTTTAATGGAGGTGCAAAATGGACTATATAGCGTTATTCAATGAACTCACTAAAATAATAAAGATCGCAGGGGGCGACTCTTGCGAAGCTAAATCTCTCACCGATAACATATATGAAGTAGGGTTAGACAGCCTAGACGTTGTTATGCTGAGTATGTATCTGGGGGAGATGTACGGAATAGATGAGGAGATATCTAGGGACATGCCTATTGGCACCCTTGAAGAAACTTTTGCTTTTGTAGAAATTAATAAAACTACTGAACCTGAGTCTATCGCCGCCGCAATAGAGGGCGTGCAATGATACATATGACTCACTCCGCAACGGTGTACACCGAAACTCCCGCCCTAATAGATGATATCCCTTACCCACAACACGCACATATACTACGTAACAGCTTTAAACGTGCTAAAACTGGGCTATCGTACCCCCCACATAAAGTATTAGAGAGTGTCTTAGACTCAGATATTGTAGACTATGTACGGAATACCCCAGTCAATGGGAAGACCGCGTTTATTTTTGCTGCGGGGAACCAAGGATGGATGGGCACAAATGGGCGGTACGATCAAAGCCCTGACACTGAACTACACTACAAGGTAAAAGTACCGTTTATTGTGCTAACAAACATATACGCTGGGCGTATTGCCGCTATGTTCGGCTCTATAGACCACATATCTACGGATGCTACAGCGTGCGCTTCTAGCCTAAAAGTTCTTATGGATGTACAAAACCTAATAAACAACCTCGGGTTCGACCGAGTTATTGTTCTTAGCGGAGAAGACTCGGTAAATAACCTAACGCTGGAGTTTTTTGGTGAGGCTGGAGCAAGCCTGCAGCACGCTGAGGAAAAAGAAATTAAACCGTCTGCGTTTGATTCAGTAAACAGAGGGTTCTTTTTAGGGCAGGGAGCGGTCTTAGCGGTATTTGAGAAAGAACGTGCTGGTATGCCGAAATCAACCGCCCGACTGTTAGGCGCGTATACTGCGTCAGAAGATAACAACAACCCGCTGGGGCAACGCGCCGATGGGGCCGGGTACACAAAAGCTATAGAAGGCGCATTGTTTGTAGCCAAGACCTCTGCTAGTGTAGTAGAATTAGTTAAGACGCATGGTACCGGCACCCCGGTCAACAATGCTGCAGAGAAAACCGCGCTTCAGCGCACACTAGGCAATTTTATTGCTACGTCATATAAGCAGCGTATAGGACACACTATGGGTGCCAGCGGGCTATTAGAAACTTGTATGCTATTTAAGGACGCCGCTTCGGGGGTGGTGCCCGCTATTGCCAATAGAACAGAGCATGATTCAGTATTTTTGTCCGCCCCTACTCCTACTCCGAGTGGCTTAGTGCTTAGCCTAGCAGCGGGTATGGGCAACGCGTATTCTGCCGCAATATTTGATCGTACAGGTGCGTAATGGAACTCATTGATAGCAAGAAAAAGAAATTAGAGGGGCCAAGCATTATTGCAGAAGCAGTTAAGCAGGGGAACACCGCGGGCTACCCTCCAGCAACGGCTTTAGCTGCGGTAGCAAAAGAGACCCAGATAGCCGGGGCAGTAGTAAAGCAGTTTGGGAATACCGTGTTCCTATCGCATAGGGGTAAGGGGGATAACAGAAATAAGATGATTGGGCGCGCGTTTAACGTAGACACAGGTAAAAACTTCATAACAAACGCTTTAGATTTTATATCTTATTTACAAGAAGAAGGTATAACTCATTACACTACGTGGTTTACGGGGGCCGATTTCTTAAACGGATTTAGGTTTTTCCAGCGCATGACCCGAGGCACTGACACACAGATCGGTATAGCTGAACGAGAAGAAGGCGGGTACATCGTATATATAAGAATAGGGAAAGACCCTATCCCCGAAGGATTTTAAATGAGTTTTGTAGCAGACGCCATTGGTAGTGCAGTTGGGTGGGTAGGCGACGCTATTAGCGACGTTGCTAGCTTTGTCGTAGACGACATCCTAGAGCCCGTAATTGATACTGTTGGTGGTGTCGTCAAAGGCATGATAGACGACCCGCTTACTACTCTCGCTACTATGGCTGCGGTTGCTACAGGACAAGTTTGGGCTATACCTATTATCCAAGGGGCTAGTGTAGCGGCTAAAGGTGGGGATTTTGGGGATATAGCGCTAGCTGTCGCGGCTAGTTATGTTGGTGGGCAGGCAGGGGCGTATGTCGGAGAAGCTGCAGGATCGTACATAGGAAGCGCAGTAGGGGAGGGAGTAAGTGCAGCTACTCGGGAAGCTATCACACAAGCTACTACACAAGTTGTTTCCGGCGCTACTCGGGGTGCACTAACCGCGGCTATCACCGGCAACGGGAATATTCTTGACGGCGCTCTTGGGGGCGCTCTGTCGGGCGCAGCTAGTGCAGGGCTAAGTTATGTAGGGGGAGAGCTTGGTTTCGGTGGGGAGACCATGGCTACCGAAGAGTTTGATGCGGGGGATTGGTCGGACACGTCTAGCGGGCTAGAAAGTTCATTTAGTAGCGTTATAGAAGGGTTTAAAGAACTTCCGCAAGTAGCGCAGGACATGATTACAGGGGGCGCGACCGCCGCTGTTACTCAGCTAGTTAGGAACGGGGAGGTAGATGCGGATGCAGTTGCTGGAGTTATAGCAACCGCCGGAATAACTACCGGGCTTTTAAAACCTACGCTTGCCAAGTCTGATTTAAACACATCACAACAAGCGATAGCCACTAAAGTTATAGGGGATGTCGTGCAAGCAGCTTACTCCGGCACAGACGGCTACGCCGCGTACCAAGCCAGCATCGGCGCAGTAGGTACTAAAGCGCTAGAAGCAGAATTTGACGCTATATTTACGCAAGATAATTTCAACGCAGTAATAGAAAGCATCACGGCTAATTCAGAAGAAGTAAATAACACCGCTGAGCTTATGGAAGAGCGGCGGCTACGAGTAGATGTCTCGGCAGAAAACGCAAATATGATCGCCGCAGATTTAAATGCGCAGCTAGACAGCTATAGAGAAGACATAGATTACTATAACGAGACCGCTAGGTTTGAAGATCAGGATGTTGCAGAAGAACTTCGCACAGATATTGAGGCTAAAGTAGAGGGCATACTTGCGTTACGCGCTTCACTCGACTCCGCAGTGGCAGATTACGAAGCCGTATACGCAACGTATGAAGCTGCTGCTGGTTCCTATAAGAGTGCGGCGGACAACTTGTTAGTAGATCAGACTACCCTTGACGAGCTTACCCGCCCGGTAAACGAGCTTGCCTCCGAGCTTATATCAAAAGAGATAAATCCAGAATTTAACGCCGAAGAATATCGGGAAATAAATAACATTCCCGAAGACGTAAACGCTTACGTGCACTGGCTGCAAACTGGACGTAAAAATATAACTAACCAAGCTGATTACGATGCTCGGCTAGACACTACGGTAAAGAATCAAGTAGCCGATATTGTTATGGCTAACCTCGACACTAAGATAAATAGTGTAGAAGACATAGAGGCTTTGTATGCAGCGGTAAAAGAAGGCGTCGGCAACGATCTTTCTGTGCTTCAGACATCTGAGGGTATGCAGAGTGCCCAGCTAGCTGCAAAAGAGCATATGGACGGCATTGAGGCCCGAGCCCCATCTGAGTACGTTCCTACTACCATAGAAAGAGATGCAGATGTAACTGACGCTGACATCGCTAAGGGGAACGCTGTCGCTGTTTTCGAAGAAGAAGACGGGGAAGTAAGAGTTAATTTCACTAAGCAAGTGGTAGGCGATGAAGTATTTAGCTCTGCGGTTAATAAGAAAGTTACAAGTCAATACGACGCCGCAACAAAACAAACTACATTTTTTGACTCTGTAGGGGAGAATCTTACCTCTGCTATTGAAGCTGTAGGCGAGTTTATCATTCCTTCTGCGAGCGCTTCCGAGTCGGAGATTCCTCCTCTTACGGTCACAATAAGACCACCTACGTTTACGCTAAAAGAAATACAAAAAGCAGCGCCGTCGATAGCTATTGATACTGCCGCTGAGTTTACCCTTACGGAGGAAGACTACGCGGAGCTAGATTTTGTTACTCGCACGTTCTTAGACTTCTCTAAATCTGTAGCTAAAGCCGCAGATACTTACGGTGCAGACAACCCCGAAGACGCGTATGCTGTTAAACTAGCGGCAGGTGTAGCGCTTGATAGCGGTGGGCAGCTACTTAACGCCTTTAACGGCGTAGTTACATTCTTTAATGACGCAGAAGATGCGGACGCTCGCGAAACTAACCTAGGCAAAGTGTCTCAAGCTATGATGGATATAGCTAAGGCTACTCAACCTGCCGAATATAATGCGGCTATAGAAAAATTTAGGGGGGACGTAGGTAGAGCTACAGGGTTTGGGGCGACTGCAGACGCTATCTGGAACGGGTTTAAAGAAGCTCCGTTCGAAGTTCTAACTGAATATGTCGGCAAAGAATTACTCCAAGAAATCCCTCTTATTATAGCTGGTGGAGGTGCGGGGCTTATAGCTAAAGGTGCAGCGGGGGCTGCGGGGGCGGCTACTGCGCTAGCGCAAAAACTTGGTACTGCAACGGCTTGGACCACTAACGCAGGGTTGCAGGTTCTTGAGACCGCCGGAGCAACCGCGGCAGAAACATACGCCGAGCTTTATGATGAAGCGATTAAAATGGGGGTCGCCCCGGAGCAAGCTGCGGTTACAGCGCAAGAGGGCGCAATTCTTAACGGCGCTACTGCCGCAGTTATAGAAGCTACTCTAGGGCGTATTCTTGACCCAAGCGATGTACTAGCAAAGAAGCTAGCTGGGGCTAACGATACTCTTTTTGGTACGGCCCTAACGAATATTGCTGCGCGCGGCGCGGGTATTGCTGGCGAAGGAGTATCGGAAGGCTTTGAAGAGACAGCTTCTACGTATCTTAAAATAGGTATGCTAGAGGAAATAAACCCAGCGATTACTCAAAAGGGCGGGCGCTACGAAGATTTAGCTGGCACGTTGACCGCGAGTGGTATTCTTGGTGCGGTATCAGGGACAGGCACTGTTGCGGGAATTACTGCCGGAGATATTGTATACAACGCAATTCAAGGGGGTACCTATACCGGAGCTGATGGGGTACCGGAAGATGCGTATACCTCTAGCGTCCCTGCAGACCCTAATAATCCTTTCGTAGCGAACGCGCTGACTTATTTTAATCCTACATTACTTAATGCTACTAATGATGCTAAGTCCGATGACCCAGAAGTGCGCGCCGCTGCAGACACTACGATAAAAGAAGCCCTTGGCTACGACGCGTTCTTCGAAGAAGACGGCACTATTGCCGATCTTACGCAGGCTCCTGATAGTCTATATAAATACGATACCGCGCTGTCCGTCCTCAATATGGGGAATGACGCGGATTATACTTCATCTCAAGAGGTGCAGGATGCGTACGATGAAGTCGCTGATCAGACTCCGTACAAGCCCACAAACCAACAACTCCTTGGGTTTACCGGACAACAGGCAGAAGCAGGTCTTAGCAAACGACTAGCAGACACTGTAAATCGTGGGTATGTAGGGCAGATTTTTGAGCAGGAGGGGTATACACCTACCCCCGAAGAGATTTCGGCTGCGCTTGAGCAAGCTGGGGACGGTGTACTAGGGCAAGAAGCGGGTACTGAATTAGCTGCACAGTACGACCCTAAATCAGTAACCGAGCAAGAGGTACGAGATTATTATGCGGGGCAAGGGCTATCCGCTCCAGTTTCACGGGCTGACTTAGACTTTTTAACTGGGCAATATGATGAGGCGGGCCTTGCAGAAAAAGCAGACGCCCGCTTCCCCGTTGTTGGGTTTAATAGCATTGCTGAGCTTATCGGTAAGCCTGCGCAACAAGTAACTGCTACTGACATTGACTTTGTTACTGACTTAATTGCGCAACGCACCGCTATGACCGATACAGTTCCATACACGCGGCAAGAACTTCAATACGATGTAACCGGCGATAATGTAGTAAACTTACAAGACCAAAACGTGCTACAAGACCTACTAACATCTCAACAGACAGGGAATGTCGTTGGTCAGGGCGTTGTAACTAACCAGAATACCGCGTTTGCAAGTACGGGCATAACGGGAGAGTTAGAGAGACTGCGTAAACAGAATCAGCGGGAGCAACAGCAGCAAAACGTACAGCAGATGGTTACTATGATGCAGCCCGGAGCTATGAGCGAAGTAACTACACCAGACCCTGCTAATATTGAGTATGTATACGATCCGTTTGGAGATAGTATTTTTGCTACCCCAGAACAAGAAAGATTATTTGTTGCTCCTTATAGTTCTCGTGGTAATACGTTAGGAAATAGGTATAATATAGCTGCGGCAACAGGCGGGCTTGTACAAGACAACACTGATGAGATTATGAAAATCCTTGGAGTAAGTAAGTAATGGCTAGTAGTTGGATTGATGATATATTAAACGCAGTGGGGGACACAGCGGTAGGCGCGATACCAAATCTACTGGGTTTAGGTGGCTCTGCAGCGTTAAATTACGGTATTAATGCAATATTTCCGGGGGCTACCGATACGCAGCGAGAGATGGCTGGATACCAAGGAGAAATCCCACAGTACGATGTGGTCAGAGAACGCGTGCCCGATACTTACGCCGCGGATCGTAGGCCGGGAAGCGGGGGACAACGCTACTTTACCGATAGCCAATACGTCCCTAAAGGACAGGGCAACGCTGATCAAATGGATGCTGCAGGACTTGCGGCGCTTAATCTTGCTAACCCAGCCAGAGAAGTTAGGCTGGCCCAAGGCGGTATTGCTAGCATGAAGCAAGGACGATACCTTAACGGCGCTACTGACGGAATGGCGGACAAAGTTAAAGCTAGCATAGATGGTACCCAAGAAGCTCGACTTAGTGATGGTGAGTTTGTTGTACCTGCGGATGTTGTCGCGCACCTAGGTAACGGAAACTCAGAGGCGGGGGCAAAACAACTGTTCAGTATGATGGACAGAATCCGAAAAGCTCGCACTGGAAATAAAAAACAGGGTAAAAAAATTAATCCTAGAGACTACTTACCCGCGTAGGAGATAGAGTTATGGCCGAAACTACCGATATACCTGTAGCCGCAAATACAGCGGACGAAGCTGCGTTTGACCTTGTAGGGACAAAAACAGGGTATGAATCTTCTCTATCCAACTGGGCGGGGCCGTACGTTACCGAGCTGTTGGGCCGAGGGCAGGCTATTGCAAGCGCTCCATACGAAGCCTATACGGGACCACTTACGGCAGGAGAGTCTGCGGGGCAACAGGCCGCGTTTCAAGGAATAGCAGGACTTACCGCGCCAACTCAACAGATGGGTGCCTTTACTCCTAGCTCGTTTACAGAAGCAGGGACCGCGCAAAACTACATGAACCCCTATATTCAACAGGCGCTACAGCCGCAGTTGGATGAGCTAAGCCGTCAGAACGAGATTGCACGGGTAAATCAGGCGGGCCGTTTAACTAAAGCCGGTGCGTATGGTGGAGGCCGTCAGGCCGTTATGGAGTCAGAGCTAGACAGAGGCTACTTAGATAGAGTTGCGGCCCTTACCGGCACCGCATACTCTGACGCATACAACCAAGGGCGAACGCAGTTTAACACAGAGCAAGACCGCCAGCGGCAAGCGCAAGAACTTACTAACTTATACGGACTCAGTGCGCTGCAAAAACAATCAGATATTGGCGCGCAGCAACGTGCCGTTGAAGGGCAAGGTATAGCCGCAGATAAAGCTCAATTTGATCAAGAGTATGCGTTCCCGTACAAGCAAACTCAATATATGCAATCGCTACTACAGGGGCTACCCTTAGCGTCTCAAGACTATACCTACGCGCAACCTAGCCAATTAACACAGGCTTTAGCGGGGGCCGGGGGCACAAGCCAACTATACAACAGCATTTTCGGCGGGGCTTCTAGCGGTATTGGAAGTTTACTACAAAGTGGCGTCACTTCGTTGTTTAGCCCTGATTATGGGACCATGGAAGGCGACACTTGGAGCGAATATGATGATTAGCAAAGGATTATAATTTTATGGCGTACAATGGTGGCATTGACCAGCAAGTCCAACAAAAAGTAGATGCGTATCGGAGTAATCCCGGCGCGTTACAGCAGCGGTATAAAGAAAACCAGCAGCTTATGGACTTGCTTGCCCTGCAGAAAATTAAAAGCGAGAAAGAGCAGGGTGCTCGCGAGATGCAAATGGCGATGGAAAACCGCCCCGAAACCATTGCGCAGCAGCGCGAGCAAGAAGTTTTAGGTCTTACAAAACAAGAGCTTTCAAACAAAGTAGATCAAGTTAGCGGGACTATGGGTCAAAAACAGGCCGTACAGCAAAAAAATATACAGCGTGCAGCGGCTGGGCAACCTCCCGCGCAGCGTATGCCTGTTGCTCCTAGTGCACCTCCTCAGCGAATGGCAGGGGTTGCTAGTCAACCTGCGTCGAATATGGCCCGTATGGCGGGTGGAGGTATTGTTTCTTTTGCAGAGGGTGGCGATGTAGGTCGAGAACAACAAGCAACTACGTTGCTAGCTAGTGTAGGCATTAGCCCTGAACAATATCAAGCTATGAGCGCGCAGCAACAAGCTCAGGTACTAAGCATGCTCGGGCAGCAAACTACTTCTAATATGGCTAGTGGTGGTATTGTCGGGTTTCAGCAAGGTGGCGGTGTTGTAAGTGACAGGCTACTTGAGCGTATGGGGTTTGACCGCGCTAGATGGGATGCGACTAGTGCCAAAACAAAAGAAACTTTCTTAAAGGCGTTTAAAGAGAAAGACCCCGAAGCATCTAAATTTAGTGATATGCTCACAGGGGTTGGAGATTATTTTAACAGAGCAAGGGCCACAGGAATTGCGAAAAGTAGAGCGATGCCCCCCTTTGCTGGGGCACAAGAAATAGCTTCGTTTTTCCAACCTAAATCTAAAGCCAAAAAAGTGCAGGATGAGCTAGCCGCGGGGCGCGCAGAGCAAGCCATTCTACAGGGGGGCTCTCCTCCTGCTCCTGCTCCTGCTCCTGCCCCTGCCCCTACTCCGACCTTTACTCCAACTGCGGGGGAAAGTTTTGGGCAAGGCTCCGATGACGGGGGGGAAGACAGTAGTAGTCCTTTCGCTCCTTTATCTTCTAGTGGAGCAGGACAACAAAACAATCAATCCGTACAACTTCCTGTAGCGACAGGGGGGATTCCTGCTGCAACTCCTCCGGCTATCAAAGACCCGATGCTTAATCCAAACATTATTAAACGACGAGCCGGGCTAGATGCGCTTAGAAAGGGACAAATGGCTAGGACAGACAATACTTTTAATAGAGACGCCACCGCAGAAGCAGACGCCGCCGCTGCCAGAGCGCGAAAAATAACTGGGGAGCAAGGTATTTTAGATATCCTAACTGCCAACGAACAAAAACTAGAAGCGCTTAACAGAAAACAGCAGGGCGAGCGAGGGCCACTAGACTTTACGGCTGGACTTCGTGGGGGCGGAGCTTTTGGAGATATCAATAGAGCAATGGCTCGTACTAAAAACGCTAGAAACCTTAGCGACCGTGAGAGACTTAAAGCCGAGTTAGCGCTAAGGTCTGCGCGCGCCGAAACTACAAAGGGTTTAGGTATTGCTGCGCTAGGTAGCGCAGACGCAAAAGCAGGAGACGTAGAAGCAGCAAAACGTCAAGCTGAAGCGTCAGTAGCGCAAACGTACGATGCCGACGCTAGGTCTCTTAGCGCTGCAGCGCAACAGCTTCTGTCTATAGATATAGCTAACTTAGACTCCTTTAACAAAAATCTAAAGATGGCGAATGATAGATTGGTAGCTAACGCTAGCAACGAAACAAGAATGAGGGCGGAGAACCTCCGCGCTGCTGTTGCAGAATTAGATAGAGAGGTAAAAGACAGAGGGCTTGATATTGACAGAGTGTACAAAGGAGAAGTTCTCGCTGAGAAATATATACAGAACGCCGTCGAGATGATTAATGAAAAAGAATTAATGGGTGGTATAACCGACAAGCAGAAAAACCTTATTATGGATAACGCTAGAGCCGCAGCAGATATAGTGCGGAAGCGGTTTAAATCAAGCGCGAAGGCACCGTTTGAAGTTACGCGTCGGCCTAAATCATAAGGGACTACGATGGCTATATATGAAGTAAGAGGCCCGGACGGTAGGATGTACGACATAGAAGCCCCGAAAGGGACTTCTGACGCACGAATTATAGCTGCAGTACAAGCTCATGTATCAGAAGAAGAGATAGCTGGGCTTGAAGCTGGTATAAAGGAACGGGAGGCGCTTTTATTCGCGGACCCCGAAGAGGAAGAAGAAGGCTCCCTACTAGGAGATATTCTACAGTCCCCTATTGCGGGTGCTGTCGGCCTATATGAAAGCGCTGCGCTCGGCGCTGTAGCTCCTCTAGATGAGGGAGCTGAGTCCTCCGCACGAGATGTAATTAAATCCGTCGCAGACTTTGTACGCCCCGAGATTAGTAACCCAGACAATGTAGTTGTTAAGCTCGGTCAAGGTCTAGGCTCTCTCCTTGGACTAGCTCCTGCGGCATTACTTGGACCCGCTGCCCTGCCTGCTATTGCAGGAATTAGTGTAGCCGCTGGCTCTGGCGAGGCTAGTGAACGTGCACGGGAATCTGGAGCTACCGTAGAAGAACGGGGCCGCGCCGCGCTGCTCGGTACAATACCCGGTTCTTTCGACATAATTCCTATTGGTAGGCTTGCTAAAGCAGCAGGCGTCGATATTGGTGATATACCGTTTGTTGGAGATATGCTTAACAAACTCGGCCCGCAAACAGTCGAGGGGTATACAGATAGAATACAAAGAGCGATTATATCCGGTGGTATTGAGGGTGGACAAGAAGCTGCGCAGAACGTAGCTCAAAACCTTATTGCTCAAGGGTACGATCCCGATGCCGCTACATTTGGCGGAACTCTAGAAGAAGGTCTCCTTGGCGGCGGCGTAGGCGCTATTGCGCAGGGGCTTCTTGATCTTGTTGTAGGCGGTCGCCGAGCACGCGGCCCTGACGCTGCAGGTACTGACACTGCGGGTACTGAGCCTGACCCTACTCCACTCCCTACCCTTAGAGAGGGACAAGAACAAGGTGAGTTATTTGGAGTGCCGGAAGTTCCTGTACCTTCTGCGGACACAGCGCTATCTGGAGCGCCTTTACGTGACCAACTAAGGGCGGAAGAAGTATCCGCGGAACAACCAATAGGGACATATGCAGAACAAGAAGTAGAGGCAATTAGGCCCGCGTACGAGCAAAAAGCACGTGCCGCTACTGAGTTTGGACAGGTAGAGCCTTCTGCGTTTGAAACTGAGGTAGCCGCACGGCGCGATATTATACTAGAGCAAGGAGGGCTTACTTCCGAGGGTGAGTACGTAATACCGGAAGGGGAGGCTACGACGCGCGCTAGACTTGATGCGGAAGAGGCGCAGCGACTTGCAGCCCCCACTACTCAAGACCCCCGGCAAGGCGACCTTATCGACGTTGCCGAAACTGCTCAGTTAGAAGAAATGGTAGCTGCAGATAAAACACGCCTCGCTGAGAATGAGACACTTCGCGCTGAATCTGAACTAGAGTCCCTTGGTGGTACATTAGATACTCAACAACAGCAAAAAACAGCTAGTACGCGTGGTAGGATATTAGACTCGGTGTTGACTGACGTGCGTAGCGATAACCCAGCGATAGCGATTAAACGATTTTCGGCGGCATTAAAAGCTGAAGGCGTAAGTAATACTGCCCCAAATGGCGCAGAGCGGCGAGCAATTAAACGAGCTACCGACGTAGTTGCAGCTACTAAAGCTCCTCAAGCACCGCTTGAGGTTATCGAACCTCAACAAGCGTACCAAATGCGGGAAGATGCTGAGGGCGTGCGTCGCCGTGCGCCGCAAACAGAAGTACCATTTGTACCAGAAAAAGGTGTGAGGCGCGGTGCATCACCGAAAGCAACCGCAGTGCCAGAAACAACTGCGGTGCCAGAAACAACTGCGGTGCCAGAAACAACCGCAGCCCCAGAAACAACCGCAGCGTCAGAAGTAGCGCCAACAACTCCTATGGAGCAAGACGGTGAACAACTATCTCTTTTCGGAGAATCTATACCCGCTAATGATGCTGACAACCGAGGAAGTAGAGGAAGCGTTTCACCTCCTGTACCAAAACGAAAACCTTCTACTAGAAAGGGTGCCCGCCCCGCTTCGCCATCTGACGTGCGAAAACTGGCTGATGCTGCAGATAATGTTGTTAGAATTGTTACAGGAGAAGGACCAGCACCTAGTTCAGTAGAAGGCAGCATTACTCCAGAAGCAGCAGACTTTCTTGTTAGCGCCGAGCAAGGCATGCCTTCATCTATCAATAACAACTTAAAGCGCATTGCTAAAGAAAACGATGTGCCGCTAACTTCTAAATCAACTCCTGAGATGTTAGTAGCAGAACTTAAAAAGAAAGCTACGCCGAAGAAAGCTGCACCCGTAAAGCCCGCGGCAAAGAAAGCAACACCCGTAAAGCCAACGACAAAGAAAGCTGCACCCGTAAAGCCAGCGGCAAAGAAAGCTGCACCCGTAAAGCCAGCGGCAAAGAAAGCTGCACCCGTAAAGCCAGCGCCGAAGACGCCAGACACTACAGTACAAGGTGTAATAGCTAGCTGGGCTAGGGTCGCTTCCAATGAAATTAAGCAGTATGTCGAAGCCGTGGGAAAAGATTGGGGCGCTGCGTTACCGTCGAGCCTTAGAGTTGCCGGAAACTTAGACCCTACTACTGCCGCAGACCGTCGTGCAATTACCGACCTGCTAGATACCAAACCCACTACAAAAGACGCAGAAGCAGCTAAAATATTCTTTAGTAAGCACCCTAGTGCACCCGCAGTCTTACAAAACATTGCGCACGCCGAAAAATTTGAAAAGGACGTGTACAGGAGAAGTGAAGGCGAGTCATCACTAGAAGCAGCATACTTCAAAGGTATGGGAAAAAAGAACGCTGTCGCTGCGCGTAGGTGGATAGAGGCTAATTTGTCTGAGAGCACTAACAAGTGGTTAGGGGTTGTTCTAAGGGATAATGATAGGGCCTTAGCCGCTATAACTCGGGGCGATATGAGAGACGCGGAAACTATACTTGCTAGGGACGTTGAAGACTCTTTTAAGCTACCATCCGACGCCGTGGTAAACCTCGACATGCCTGTACACCCGGCTGTGACCGCTTCGCTTTACGCGGGTGATCTTACTGGCGCGTTAAGCGCACTAGCTAAAACAGCGAGCGGCGACCGCGTAGCGCAAATAGCTAAGTCACTTATAAAAGTAGCAGGCACTACTAAAGTAGAGGTTGTTAAAAACTTAAAGGGTGCTGACGGCACGCCCGTAGCTGGGCTGTTTGATCCTAAGACTAACACCATTAAGATTGACGCAGGAACTGGTATCAACGCCCACACGATTTTGCATGAAACTACCCACGCAACGGTTTCGGCAACGCTTGATAACAAGAACCACCCGCTCACTAAGCAGCTTACAAAGTTGTATGAAGAAGTTAAGGACTCTCTTAGCACTTATTACGGCTCCGAAAGCG